CGTTGTTAGTGTCAATAGCTATTGAAGCTATGTTTGCGTCGATGTTCGGTAGTATGGCGGCATTTGAGGCAACGTTGTTAATGTCAATAGCTATTGAAGCTATGTTTGCTGAATCCGCTCCGCTACCGGTAATTAGTTTTCCGTTAGAGTCTACTGCTATTGGCCGCCAGTTATCTATAGACTCGTCCCAACCTGATGTAGCACTGGGAAGAATTTGTGTCTCTATAGTTCGGGGATAACCTGAAGCCAATATTAAACAACCGAGAAATAAACCAATAAGAACAAAGTATTTTTTCATTTTAAAAACCCTTCTGTAGTAAAGTGAGTCTGTCAGAGACTGAGGAATTGATTAGAGCGAGTTCACGGGGTGAAAGAGCTATTCCTTTAACATCATTCTTCATAAAATCACCTAGCTTTCCGGCATTGTCAGACAGTATTTTCATTTGGCCCATAGTCAACGGTTTCAGCCGTCTTATATTTTCGATTGATTCTGTAATCCCCTCGTGGTCACCTAGCACAATATCTTGAGACAATTCAGAAAACAACCTGTTTGTCTTAGCCTGAAAACTTTTATCGTTAGCCAAGATATTTTCCCGCTTTTCAGTTAGACCTTGATTACTGACTCTTAGCAAACCAGCCTTCAAAAATGCTTGTGCAAACGGAACTCTAAGTCCTTTTTGTATCAGTCCGCTTATTGCTTCAAGCTCATCTTTAGGAGGCATATTAGCCTTATATCTTATATCATCATACGAGAATTTATACATAGGTGCAAGGGGTGATAATTCATTATAATAGGTCTTAGCTATCTCTTTGAATAGCTCAAAGCCACCTTCTCTAAACGCCCTGTCAGGTATAACAGACCTGTTTCTGAAATAGTCTTTGGGGTTAACTCCTGACGATAACTGATACGCCTCGAATAACAATGTTAAAGCAGGGTTCATAGAAACTTCGGTAAGACTAGAGAAAGCGGAATAGGCCGAACTCATTATACTGGTATCATATTCTGCGTTCTGTGATAGGTTTCTGAATATGGATTTAAACATTGTAGTCATTTCATCGTGGGGAACACACCAGTAAACAGCCTTACCATCGGGAGTCATACCAAGCGGAATAATAATACCTCTGTCTCTATCATACCCCGGGACGCAATCCCAAAAATGCTTATACTCCTCACCTGCCGCACCAGAACCGACCATTAGCCCCAGTATACCTTGTTGCAGGGCAAGTGCGGCAGCGGGTAGAATTATTTGTTTACCCAAGGCTTGCTTACTGTATCGGGCCATAAATACGTCCCTATACATATCTTGCATACGTGCATTGAAGAACATAGCCAAGGAACCTGTAAGAGGGTGCCAAGCTCCTCTGTTCATAAAGAAAGGCGAACCAGCATAACGGGCTAGAACTTCATACTCATCTTGTGAAATAATGCCTTTATCTGCATAAGGCTTATATAACCTTAAAGCAGCCATCTTGGGAACTCTTTCAAGTTTAGCATTAAGTCTGGCCATTCCTTTAGCATATACTCTGAAAGGCTGTTTAATCAGAGCAGCCACCTTTTCTTTAGTAGACATATCCACTAAGTTAGTATCATCATATCTTTGGATTTTAGGTATGCGGCCAACCAGAGAAGTAAGTATATCTAATAATCCCGCCCCTTTTCTCATAGACTCTAGGTCAAACTTATCTGTATATATCCTTTTGTATTCATCAGCCATTGTTTCGCCTATTGTGGCTGCATCGGCAGAAGGGGTTTTTCCACTGTTTATAATACCCGCTTTTAAAGCTTCAACAATTTCTGCTTCCATACCTTCCTTACCGGTAAGTACTTCATACATAGCCTTGCCATACTCTTTTATCGCCTCTATATTCTTAGCTATTATTCTCTTACCATCGGGGGCAACTATATTCTTCTCATATGTCCAAAAGTCTCTCAATACGTTTCTAGGAAGGTAGGCGACTGAATAAGTTGTTACCAATTTTTTATAGTAATTCGAAAGCTTTGTAAGGGGAGCCAATATAACAGCAAGATTATTTGTATTGCCCCTTTCAAAAGACTCTGTGAATATCTTGGGTGCGTATGCTATATACTCTTTCCCGCCATCTAAGTAAGTAATAGCTGCCCAGCCGGGCTTAGGTTTCGCTGAAAGTTGTCTACTCCTTATATCCGATTTTTCGGATACTCGAACAGGTTTAGTTACCAATGAGCCATCACCATTATCAGCCGATCTTAAAGCCTCAACAATAGAACGCATAAGGTTATTATACTTTGAATAATAAAGCAGACCTAACCCCTTACGTATAGAAGAACCAACTAGGTCAGAGGGTGTATCCAATGTTCCGTGTTGTTCTCTTATAGGTTTAAAGGCTTTGCTCATAAACACCGTATCTTTCCTTCTCTCGGCTTCTTGCCATATATAGAAAGGTATATAACTTCCATCTACAGATTGAAGTTGGTTATATTCTCTATCAGATATTATACCTGAATACAAGGCTTCTTCCAAAACTTCATTGTTCCAATAGTTATCAAAATTATTAGATACTTCTTCAAAGAAATCTTTATATTTTTCAAAGTGTCCTGATTCAAGATTCTTTCTAGCCTCCTCGGGTGACATTGTAAATTCAGCTGTGAAAATATCCACGGGCAGCATAGTCCTGAAAGTTTTTCCTTCGATGGTGCCATCTTTGGTTTTACGGTAAGCTTCGGTTTCAACAGGAACATTTTTAGTTCTACCACCGGAGGCAATCCTCTTTAAACCAAGGTAAGAATCTAAAAGAGTTGACAAGTCCTCACCCATATTTATAGTTTCGGGGTACTTATTTTGAATATCTTTTATACCCTTCTCAAATATTCTACCTATCTCGATAACACGGGCTTCGGCAAGTGAGGCCATATTCTCTATTTTTTCTATCTCGTTAATAATGGGTATTAAATCACTTTCCTTTAATTGTTTAAACAAAGGTAAGTTTTGGTTTATGAGTCCATAACCCAGTTTGTTAAACAAACCTGAACCTATAAACCTGTTATAAACTTCTGACTCGGTTTCTACTTTCTTACTTCTTTCTATGCGGTATTTCTCTCTAGCCTCTTTTACAGCCTTTATAATACGCCCAACGTTATCCTGACTGCCCTCGGCAACAAAGTATTCGTGCATAAATTTTTTAACTTCGGGCCGGTTATCCATATAATCTTCAAACAACCTTTTAGCTGTGGGGGCTATTTCGTCTACCATATTTCCCCAAGAACCATCGGGTCTCTTATACTGGGTTCCATTAAAATAGGCAGAGAAAAAGTCAGCGAAATTCTCTTCACTGCCAAGCAATCTGGCATACAGGGCAGGGTCAGCCTTCACAGCCCTAGGAGATAATCCACGTGAAAGAATACCTAGATATAGCATTTCATCAACTAAGGTTGATACATCTGTAAATAGTTTGCTTTTGACTTTGTTTATGTCGGGAAATTTTTTATCTTGGATTAGTTTGTTAACTTCATCTTTTGTCATACCCTTTTCAAAGTCTGATACATATATGCCTTTAAATGTAGCCGGGTCATACTTCCCAGTTAAAATATTATCAACGGTTTTCTTCCTCTTGACACCATTCCACAAGTCCATTACGTCAACGTAATTAGCACTAGGCGGGAGGGTTTTTAGAAGAGTTTTAAAAGTGCTCATCATATCGGTATAATCTGCACCTGCATTTTGAATAGGTTCTTTTAAAACTTTATTATAAGAATCTGCAAAGTCAGACACAAACTTATTTAGCCTCTCGTTTTCTAATAAGAAGCTTGACTTTTCAGTGGGGGATAGATACTCTCTAAGCAAGCCCGATAACATATGCCCTGATTCGTGGGCTATTGTCCTAGCCGCTTTTTGTTTGTTGTGTAACAACAGCCAATCTAATCCAACTTCTACAGCTACCATTTCCCCATTTGCAGGTAAAAATCTGATAAAGCCATAAGCATTACCTTTGCCTATATTCAAATTTTTAAGTATCTTGTTCTGGTCGGCGGGTAGGCCAGCTTTCTCTCTATTTTTCTCCGATGCTTCTATAACGTCTAATATAAACTGTGTAACCCTAGGTATTTGTTGACCTATGTTTTCGAATTTTAAAGACGAATCACGTATTCTGTGTAGCTCTCCATACTTTAAAACGGGTATATAGAACCACTGTAACGTTCCTTCAGCAGTCTGTTTAGATTTGAGTTCTTCTTCTGTTAAGTGTGCGTCCTCTGCTCTTTGTTCAGGTGTTCTCAAGTCTACTAAACCTAAATTGTTATCTTCATCAATCTCATTTAAAATACCGTCTAAGAATAACTTTGTATCTTCTAAATCTCCTTTACTCTCCATAACAGACTTTCTAACACGACCTTTTTTTGATAATACTACCGGAATTTTAACGGATTGGCCTTGAGTTAAAACAATATCTCTAAGGCCAGTAGAATTTAAATTGTCCAATGTGCCTAGGTCGATAGAGTTAAAAACTTTGCCATCTATTTCTTTTTCTTCAACGATAGCATTTTTAAAAATATCTTCCTCTTGGGTTTCCCTCTTAAAGATAACACCGTCATCCTCGGTGTCGGATAACAAAAGACTGGTTACCTCATCAGTAGACATAGCTACGTTCTGCCCATTCTTAGTTACTTTTATCTGTCCATTATCCAGACCACTTTGAACAGCTCCTTTTAATGACTCCATAGCCTTATTATAATTGCGTTTATTCACCCTACCCATAACAGCACCCGTGGCACCCATAACGCTTGATGATATGGGTATTTGGATAGCCGATTGAATAGCCGTCTCTTTTAACTTATCCCCTAGAGGTGACATATCCCCAGTACCCGACACTCTGTTTATGGAATCTTCAGAAGCAGTAGTAACAAGTTCGCCGACTATATCAGAGGCACCGGCTTTTAAAAACTGCGGAATAACACTTTTTATAGTCTCTCCGCCAACTATCCCTCTGGTTGCTCTTAATACACTAAGAAATGGGATAATTTCAGGTATAGTCTCTGCCAATGCATATCCAATACCTTTAAAAGCTGCACCTATTCTACCTCCACCTTCTTCAATATGCTCTGCGGCTGCCTCACCACCAGCCGACAAAGCGTTTGGAAGTAAGCTTATACCTAGAGCAACAGGAGCGGACACAGGTGATAGAGCTGCAGGGATGGAAAAACCTAGGCTGCTTGTAAGAGATTTACCAACGCTATAAGCTCTTTGGTTTTCAGGGTTAACATAACCTTGTGTCTCTTGCTCCCATTCTTTTAAAGCTTCGTAGGGTGAATTTATTCCTAGTAGTGTTAAACCACCTGCTAAGCCCTTAGCCAATGAAAGGGGAGCGTCTTTAATGCCTTGATAAGCGGAACCTAAAGTAGATTCAGGAACAAAGTTATTAACTAGGTTCTTGACATAATTCGGGTCTTGTTGATTTATAATATAATAGTCAGGATAAACCTTGTATAAGAGTTTCTCAATCTCCTGTGGATTGGATTGGTAATAGTCCAGCTTACTTTCTTTTTCCTTATCGTCTAAGCTGGCCCACTCATCATCTAAGCCTTCTATGCTTAGTAATTTCCTTAGTTTATCTCTAGCTGCCATATTTGAATATCCTTATCTGATTTTTCCTGCATTAAGTGCTTTAAGGTACTGTTCATAAACATTATTACCGCCATTAAAATAAGGGTCTCCGGGATTACCGATACCTAAACTAATAGGATTTGTGCCCCTATTTCTCAATGTCCTTGCATCATAGACAGTACTTTGTAGACCCTGAAGATAATCCGCTATCTTAGTGGCATCAGTCTCAACCCTATTTTCAGCCTTAACGGGAGCACCGAATTGGCCTGTTGAACTTCCTGATGAATTATAGTTATTGTTAAATCCAAAGGCCAAATTTTCTATTTGTTCCCGTAATTTCTTAAGCCTTTCTTGTTCTGCCTCAAATGCGGCTTTTCTCTTTTCTCTTTCTGCCTCATTTGCGGCATACTCTGCTCTTATAGCATCGGGATGTTTTTCAGGAAAAAGATTTACAGGTTTATTATACGCTGGCCAACCTAATGCTTTGTTAGTATTGTCAATAAAGTTGGCCATATTTTGATATACTGATTGAGCTTGAGAATGTTTTTTATCAAGTTGCGTAGATAGACTATCAGCTAACTTAGCATAATCTATCTTCTCACCAAGTTTCTTACCTGAAAAAGCAGACAGTCTTAAAAAGCTGTTTTGTTCTTCCTCTGGCATTTTGGCAAACCATTCATTAAACTCACTATCATTTGATGTATTTCTCAATCTGGCTATATATGAACTAAGTGAATCTATATCTTTTACCAAAGAATAATAATAGTCTATCTCTTTTTGAATATGAGTATCTAAACCTGAATCTCTTTTGTAACCACCTGAACCACCTGACTCATTGATTTTTCTGGCCAGTTCACCTTTTTTAAGATTCAATGTGTCCTGCTGATATCGTCTTGTATTCTCGTTAGCTTGTATACTAGCCAGTAGTCTTAGTTGTCCAAGCGTATTAGACATTAAGTTTTGAAGGTTTTGTGCTTCAAACTGTTCCTTAGCTAATGCCTGTGCTTCGTCAAACTGTCTTTTGCTTTCGGCAAATTGGGCATCTTGTAATTCCCTCTGTCTATTCCTATCAAGTATAGTAAGATACTGATTATAGATATTGGGTAGGTTAGAGACAAAACCCCTCATAGGATTTCTTACGCCGCCAGTTGATGTTTCAGCATATTTAATCGGTGTTATAGCTGCCATTTAATTACCTCCTAATGTTAGAGGAACTACCTGCGGGAGTAACAACAGGACTTCTCTTTTTGTTAGCTTGGGAAAGGCCATAGACATTAGCTGCAGTATTAAGCAAATCACCCAAACCTAGTCTAGTGTTCGATTGTGCAATACCTGAATTGTATAAATTCTGGCCTTCTTGAGCTAAACTACCACCATAAATCTGCCCTATGTTTTGGTTTACACCCAGCGATTGTTCCCCCATTCCACCGTATAGACTTGCTTTGTCTCTTGCGGCTTGGGAATAAATATCAGAAAGTCCGGCACCTTGTTGTAGACCACCTTGGTAAAGCAGTCCGCCAAGTTCCCTATCAGACTGACCTAAGTATTGTCCATAAGGCAATGCCATTTGTGCCGCCTGCATAAGGTTAGCCATCTGTCTCTCTGATTCTTGTGCGCCTAATCGACCTATACCCTGTGACCTTATATAAGCGGCTTGGGCGGAGTCAGGGGATAATCCCGATGCCGCTAATTGTGCTGCTAACTCGTTATCCATAGCTTGTTTCTGCCATTGATACATAGGTGAAGCCTGAACATTATAAGTCCCTTCTCCCACACCCATAGCATTTAACAAGTCCCCAGAAGTACCGAGTAGTTGTTGTATTGAATTTATATAAGGCTGTGATGCTTGTTGTGACTGGTTATATCTATCTATAAGTTGTTGGCTGGCTCCACCGTAACCCTGCGTTAAAGCATTTGCGGCATTGGCTTGGCCTGCATCTATGGCACCCATAGCCTCTTGGCCATATCTAAGATAATCTTGTAAACCTAACCAGTTAGCATTAGCCGCTTGTGTGGCTGCAGCGGCATTAGCCATATTAGCGGCCTGTGTTGCTCTTTGAATATCTTTCTGTGCATTTTTCCCACGTAGTTCATCTATAACACTTTGTCCAAATGACCAAGCCATTATGCGCCTCCTTCGAGTATCGTAACTCTGTTGTTGAGTATAACAAGAGCATCATATACTCTTTGCATATATTGAAGCATTTCTTTTTCACCCATATTTGCACTAGGCGGTTGAATGTCCATTATGATTGTACCTCCAAATCTATACCGGTAATAGAAAGTATATGTGTGTTAGAAGCTTTGAAAATCCATTGCCTAGTGTGATATGAGCCTAGCCCACGGATAACTTTCACAATGGCAGCCGAATTATTATACCCTAAATCTATCTCTCGGGTATGCGAAACATTTTTCCCATCTGACTTCCAGTATATCATTAAAACATTATTAGAGTCAACGAACACAGGGCGTATCTCGAACCTGTTAACCTTCAATATACCTTGGAATATGACATAAAAATCACCATCATAACCTAGAGTATCAGGGTCTCTCATAGCCCCGCCATATGCTATTGCTGTTGGTACTACTGTATATAGTAAACCTTTTCTGTTATATACATTATCCACCCAATATACAAATTCTGGTAAGATGGTTCTAAGAGTTACAGGGCGAGCAGCATAAGTATCTATCTCATAAACCATTGTCCTAGACTTGCTATGTGTGAACATTGGGTAAGGTTGTGTTATATCATAGTCCTTGAGTAGCTCTATAATAGGCAAGTAAACAAACAATTTGCTTTGTTGCCCCATAACAAGTTGTGGATTCCAAATAACAGTGGTGTTGTGTCCTATTACTTCGGGGATAGTTATTGTTTCCACAACGAAATCTGTATTGTTGGGTTCGGGGAGCAGGCCATTAAAGTAAATAATGTTTAACTCTATGTCCCCTCCCGATACAACCTTGTCTAACAGATAAACCCTATTAGTTTGTGGATTATGGCCTAGGCGAATTGTCCTACCTATTTCTAATCCATATTGAAAACCCACTCTTAATTCAGTAGGAGTGAGAGTTTCCATATAATCTTTAACGGCTATAGGAAAGTTTTCTCTGTATTGATGGTGGTATATTATAGCCTTGGCCCCGACAGCTGGTAGAACTGCCCAATATACGCTCCATAGATTACGTTCGGTTTGAGGGACGTGTATTTCGTGAGGGTGCTTTATTACTATAATATCGGGTGAGACTGTATTATAATAAGTAACATTACCTTGGGCATACTTATCAGCATCATTAACATTCTTGCTGGCTTGTGCGTGTCCCTTATAGATACCATTAAACGAAGATATATAGACAGCAACAGAACCGCCTTTTGTAATGATTACAATCGTATCATCAAAAGAGGCTATACCAAAGTAATTATCTATAACTCCCGGTGGCACGAATGAGGGACTAAATTCAACCAATTTATCATTGACTATTCTGTAGATATGTTTTAATGAACAGACGAACACACCATAGTCTGTTACTGTTATCCCTGTTAATCTGTTAACATTGACAACAACACCTGCCGTTAAAAAATCCTCGTTAAATTCAGACTTATTTATACGTTTAATATCGAATCTGTTTATGGAATCAGAGATATAAACATTTTTACTGCTTATCGAGTAAATTTTCCCGTTATACTCAACACTTTTAAAAGGTATATCATCGTGAAATTTTTGGAAAGCAGTCCAAGAATAAGTATCATCTTCGATGCTGGGGGTGGTGGAGAAAGTTTCTTGTGAAACGTTCTCTAATAACATAGGTACGTATGTTCTTTGAACACCGGTCGTTTCTTCGGATCCCTGAACCCTAAGTTTTAAAGCTCTGGCAAACTTGCGGTTGAAAGTTCCTTCATCGTTATATGCTGTTACTGCTTTAATCTCAACGGGTAATCCATTGTCTGCACCGTAATTTATATCCGAATACATAATGATATTGGTAGCAGAAGCTAAAATCTCTATTCCTTCTAGGTTAACCACAGATGTTATTTTAAGACTTCCCTTAGTCAGAGCAGAGTTCCATTTATACCAAGCTCCTGTTAGGGTATCTAAAACAAATGTGGTTTCTAGGGCAGGAATTTCAAGTAAATACATTCTATCAGACATAATAGAAGCGTAGGAATCCATAAGCTCCTGTCTGTTTAACTTGGATAACTCCGCGTTTATTGGCATAGAAACATCTTGAATCTGCCTTTCAGATACTCTGACAACCTTCTTATCAGGTGTTAGCCAATATATCGAGTTAGCTAACTTTTTAACTGTTCTATTATTTACAGCCCCTTTTTCACTAGAGGCACCTGCAAGAATAGGGAAGCGGTTGTTCAAGTCAGCTGAAGCATAATGAACCTCGGAAGAACGCTCATAGAAAATTGTAAGTTCGTCCCAACCGGCTGCCAAAGCAACAGCATTATCCCCTCCAGTAAATGTAACTGGGATAGGGTTGAACGGCATAGGTTCATCTATTGTTGAGTCCACAGGGTTGCGAATGGCAAAGAAAATGTTTCGTGTTCCTTTTTCAATGGCTAGAATGTAGCCTTTGAAAAAACACATATCCTGAATTTCAGATGGCGGAGAAGATACTATTTCTGGTTTCGCATAACTAAACGTTCTAAGATTGACAGCATTGGTAGAATTTTTGCCAAGCCAAAGAATCTTGTAACCATCTGTCATATAAACGCCGTTAGGGTCAGAGGCAAAGATTATGTTGGCGTTATAATTGAAACGGTCTTCCCCATCTATTGGGGTTATATCATCCCAGTAGAAGAAGGGGTGGCTATGGGAATCGACAAGACTTGTACGGAATATTCTACCCTTGATGCAGCATATCAGACGTGATTCAGAATCCCAAGAATGAATATAGGGAACATAGTTTCCTGAAATAGGGCTATAACTTTCTGTGTTAAAAGCCTCCCCTATAGGTAAAAAGCCGGGTCTCTTTCTAAGAGAGGGTGCTCCGCCCCTGACATCAACAAATAGGTTTGTAAGCTCAACCACACCTGCTTGAGACTGTGCCGCATTAAGCCCGTAAGATATATGTTCAAGTAAATTTATAGCTGTCATAACCAAACCAACATTTTCTTAGATACTACTGCAGATGCACCAAATATATTCGTACCATTGGTACAAGTTATTGTCAGCACACCATTAACAGAAAGCGTATTTAAAACATAATCTACCCCGTTATGCCGACAGGTGGTAGAACTACTGGGAGGTATAACAAATACGCTCCTATCTACAGGCGACACTCCTATAGATACCGTTATAAACAATGGATATAAATCTGTAAGGTCTATCTCCGCTGTGGCTGAACCACCAATAGGAAAGTCAGTAAATGTATTTTTACGAAATAACTTATAATCCTCTAAAGTCTGAAGGTTTACAGCATCTGTCAAGGATACGGGGTTAGGAAGATTAGTTATCGTGTGGTCATCTGCGTCTATATCCTCTTTGACAGGGTTCTCTATATGGTTTGTCGGAAGTGAAATGTCTCCATAGGTTAATCCTAAAAGCTCTTTAACAAAGCCCCCGTGTTCGTCAACGATACGAATGTCTATACCGTTAACATCAGAAAAAGCTGTGGCAGAACCAGCCTCATCTAATATAATGGGGTAAGGTAATAAGTCTGTCTTTAAGGCATCTCTATAAACAGGTGAAGGAGTACTTGTTCCTGTTGCTGTTATGTAGACTTTGCCATTACTCAAGGCTCTGCCGTTTTTGGGGTTTATAATACCACCTAGAAGAAAGTCTATTTGCCTAGCCATCTTATTACCTCCTTAATATATAGGCTCAACGAAAGAACTTGATTCAAACTCTTTCTGTTGCCTACTCGCTAATGCTAACTTAGCCTGTGCAAGTGCCCTTAATCTGTCCACCTTTTCAAAATTTGAATACTCCTCTGCAATCCAAGCGGCAGTTTCCAAAATAAGATAAGACAAGAAGGTACCGGGAACATCTGGTACATCGCCACTGTGTTCGACACTTGGAAGTGACTTTATCACTAATAATGTTACATTATAATTGTCGTCAGGTAAATAGTAAAATCTAACTATCTTATTAGCTTTATCATATTTTAACCTGACAGGTGTGCCCTCTTCCCATTTAGATTGAATGTCAGCTTCGGAAAACCTGTTTATAATTTTTACGGGGTAATCCACATTGTCTTTTCTAACTGTCGCTCCCTCTATAGACAAGATGTCAGAAGGAACCTCGGCTTCCCCGCCGTTGGTATAATTCTTATTGGCGTACCAGTTATTAAAAGTTGTAGCATCAATACCCTTATTATCCGAATACCAATATTCATCGGCGAACTTACCGGTTAAAGGTTTATTATCATCATTGGAACGATGCGTTTTAATGCAGTAGAACCCTTCGTATTTAGAAGTATCTGGGTTATAGACTTTTACCCTGTCAGAAGGTTTGATATTTATTGTTATTCTGTCCTCGCTCCAAAGTCTAAAGTTAAACACCTCCATATCTTTTAGGATTATGTTTAACGAATCGGCGGCTGAAGCCAGTAAATCTGAATTGGGCATTTCGCCTTCATCAGTTACACCCGCCAGTCTGCAAGCTTTTTGTAATATTTGGTTTCTTGTAAAGTTAAATTCCATATTTGTTCCTTATAGTTTAAAAGCCACAACAATTACTTGCTGTGGCTTATGGCAAAGAAAGGAGAAGAAGGAAAGGAAATCAAGACATAAACGTTTTTGCGACAACGTGATACTTACATACCACGCTTACAACAGCAGCCGCGGCACCAGCAGCATCTAATTCCAAGCAGAGAGAATCATTAGCAGGAATGAATACAGGTGTGGCAGTCATATCTGCACCATCGGCTGTTCCGGCGTTGTTGTCCGCTTTAATACTTGCGAGAGTTTTCGAAGTTAAGAAAGCGTCAGTATCGGTTTCTATACCTGCACATACTTTTACAGTAGCTTCGGTTGTATGAACAATCAAAGAAACTTGCTCAACGATAGCCCCCTTGGGGAGTCGGAGGGCTTTTATAACATCTCCGTTAGCGGCAGGAGTTTTTGAGAAGTCTACAGTGGTTTGGGCAATTATGCTTTTGCCCTCGATAGTCATAAAGGGAACACTAGGTCTTAAATCAATAGTTGCCATTGTTTATTTACTCCTTATTCAGCACTGGCGACGTTAGTTATAGCAACGTAAACACCTGCAGAACCGTAATCGCTGGGGTTAGCATCAGATGAAGAATATTTAAACTGTGTCTTCTTTGTAGCAGCAATAAACTTTCTACCGATACCAGTAGATTCTTCATAACCAAATACCTTATTTACAGTTACGGGACGTTTACCCCAAGCCCAGATAGAAGAACCGGCACCTAAGAATACACCTGTGCAGTAATAAACATCTTTACCATCGGTTACAGTTTTCTTAATCTGTATATTTTCGTGTTCGTGGATAACAACGTTATCAATAATAGCAAGTGCGCCAGTGAAGATAGGATTGTCCGGACCGCGTTTTTCAGCTTCTCTAAGATAACCTTGGTATTCAGAGTTATTTTTGAGGTCATAACAAGCATAAGGGTGGAGTAAGAGAACAAAGTAAGACTTACCGCCTATCTTAACGGGTTGGAAAGGATAGGTAGTTCTTGCATTAGAGCCATTGGCGAAGCCAGCTCGGGCAAGGGCGGCACATCTTCTTACAAGTGCAGGTGAAAGTTTATGAGCAGATGTTAAAGTTGTTAGGCTGGCTTGGCCCCCACCATAGATAATTCTTGAGGGTGAAGCCTGAATAGCATCAAACCACAGGTTATCTATAACTTCGGCAGTTCTAACGTCGAGAGCCTTAGCGTGTTCTTCGGATACAGAAAAGAAAGCTCTCTGAACGGTGAGACCTTCTTCATACCTGAAGCCTGTTTTGTATTCTTCAAGATTGATTGAGTCTGTGAAGTGTTCAACAACGCCTTCTTTACCTTCAAGAGAAAGTCCTGAAGAACCTAAAATAACTGGTGAGTCTGCACGGGGGAATATTGTAAAGGTGATTTTATCACCTTTCTCTTTTGTGAGTTTAGTTTGTTCAAAGATAAGTGAATCAGAAGTGCCGCCCATAAACTTGCTAACATACGATTCTTTTCGTACTTCTCGGAAAGCTTTTTCTTCCCACGCTTTCTTGGTTACAGGGTCATTTGTTGTAATAGCTGTACTAGCCATATATTAAATCCTTTCGTTTTTTAAACTTTCAGCAATAAGGTTGTCCAACTCTTTATCAGAAAGTTTTGAATAATCGGAGAAACCCAGCTCCGGTCTTGAAGCGGGGGTAGAAACTGTGCCCGCAACATTAGAACCATTGCTGGCTGCCTTGGATATTTTATTCAACATTTGTTCAGGAGCCTGCTTAAGCCTGTTGATTTCAGCTTTGAGTCTTTGAATTTCGTTTACTTCTTTGACTCTTTTATTCAACTGGTAGACTGTCAGGGGATTCTGTATAAAGATTTGCCCCAGAAACTCATTAGCCTGTTGAGGTGTAAAGCCGTCCTGTTCAGTTAAAATTTTATATATATGTGGTGCGTTAGCTTCTAAGTCGGGCGAGAATTGTTTGGCAAAGTGAATGTTACGCTCCACGATGGAAAGATTCACTTGTTCTTGCTCAAGTTCTTGTGCCCTTTGGGATACCCTGTCATACTCTTTCTGTTCTTCTAATGCCTTCGGGGTGTCAGCATCATAATCCTCTTGAGTAGGCTTTTTTAATTCTTTAAGTTTTGCCCTTAACTCTCCGAGTTCGTTAGACTGGCGGCCATAAACCAGTTGTAAGTTAGCAAGTTGTTTCTCTAACTTTGCTTTGGATTCCTCAAGAGCCTTTACGTGGTCAGCTTCGGTTTGCTTTGGTTGCTCCGTAGGTTCCTCATTGGTAGGCTGTTCGGGTTGTTTCGTCTGTTCAGGTTCTTTGGTCTCTTTGGTTTGTTCATTGTCCGCTGGTACCGTTTCGGGTGCGGGTGAATCTTCCTTGTCGGAAAGTCTGTTTTCTAATTCTTCGTCAGAAAGATTGCTCAATAATTCGTCTGTGATGGATTCTGTTGTGTTTGAATTTGTCATCTTGGTTCCTCATTGGTCGGGTTGACAGGTATTCTACCTGCTTTTTGAAGCTCGGCAGTGTACTTCATCTGTTCCATTTGTTGCCTCATTGATTCTTGCTCTTTAACTATCTTGCTCCATTTGCCCTTGTTAGGTAGGCTAGAAAGTTCAATAAGCATTTCAAGAGGAACCGGTAAACCGTGAGTAGCTGCTTCACTCCACATTGTAAACTGCGCTTCTTTATTTGTAGCAGAAAAAATCTGCTCCCCTATTTGAATATCGTACTTTAATAAGTCCGTAGTGTCAAGCATATTTTGAATATCTTGGTATATCATTTCATCTTCCTCGGGCGACCTGAAAGGACTTATTTCATTATCACCTATGGTTAAAGGCTCTGAACGTTGTGTGTCAGAAGCCTCTGAAAGGACTATGCGGGCTATTCTGGCGGGGGAATAAAATTCTTGCATAAGCCTGAATACATTCCTAAACATAGTTTGTTTGGAAAGTATAAAGTTGTCGAATACACGTTCATTACCCACAAGTCCTGAACGCTGTAATCTCAAAATTGCGGAACCTGATTCATAACCTGTTTGTAGCTGTCCTGAAAGTGACGAAGTAATATTCGATACGCCTTCCATAATGGAAAGATTTAACTGGTGGAGGTTGAACAGTTCAGGGGGATAGGACATAGAATCAGCTTGTCTAGGTGGTCTATCAACGGATTGAACTTTCTGTACCCAGCCCGAAGAACCCGAGTTCTTAATAAATTTATTCTCATCGCTTGGGGAGTTAAATGTTTCTGCGTCTATGAACCAACCACGACCCAGCATACGATTTACAATATCTATCCCCTGACTACCGCGCTTATTTATTTCCATTTGAGCGTGTTTCATCGCCTCAACTTTTCCGAACCAAGTACCGTCATCGAATTTATAGGCATAAGATGGTATAAGTGAAAATCCGTTGTACGGCCTAAAGGGGTACTCATTTGAAATGAGTTTGTCGCCAATAGTCGTTACAACTCGGATAACTTCTCTGGTAGTTTTAATGCCAACTAATTTTATGTTTGAAGGTAGTTCTTTAAGTTTGTTGAAAACTTCTCTCGTGGTCTTAATTAAAATCGTTTCATCAGGAGATACGATATTATAATCTATTTTAAATTCTTTTATTTCGTGTTCTATAAGTCTAATTCTTCTGTGCTGTTGGTCTATAATCTCGGGGTGAGTTTTAAAATCAACTGTCGAGCCTTTACTTCCGGGGTCTTGAACTAAATTGGTTGTACTTATTTCTTCCCTACTGTCAGCTATCAAGCCGTCTATATCATCTTTGAGTTCCGGGTATCTGCTCTTAGCTTCTGCTGCTGAAATCCATTTGGCTTTGTGTGCGTGTGTAGCATCGGAAGCATCAAATTTACTGTGTGCACCAAAGTATCCATCTGACCAAGGGAAACGCTCTATAACTATATCACCACGTGGGTCTTTGTCTTGAGAAATATAAACGTGGAAAAGTCCTCTGCCTGTGATAACTTCGTCCTCAAAAACTCTTATTTCTTCAGAGGCAAGAGCATTGTTTTTGGATATTCGGACTAATGCGGCTGTGGCTATATCAGCTACCCCTCCATCGGAACCCTCAACTGGGAAAGCTCTGGGGTCTGTTCTGTTTTGTCTAGCTAATCCTGATAGAACATCAATCTTGGATTGGATATAATTATAAACTTGGGTGGCTCTTTTCTTAGAGTTGAGTTCAGACTTAAGACCTTTGTCCCACTGGTTACCTTTAAAAAATTCGTAGGACTCTTTGCCCATCTCCCTAGACTTTGCTTCATACTCACAAGCAGATTTAAAAAGGGTGAGAGCATCGCGGACAACTTCCTCATCATCGCCTGTGGGCGGTTTAATGTCGTCTGACTGAACAGGGAGAGGTATAACCTGATGGGTATGCTCTAAGTCAGTAGAGAGAACCATTACGGTTTCGGTCGGAAATACTTCGTGAGTATGATTCTGACACGTGGAACAAACAGCATCGCCCGTATCAGCATCAATGTATATGATATGGGTGTGTGGCTTGCTACCTGATTTAGTTGTAAAATGAAGTTCTGCCATAATCCTTAAACTCCTAGCCAAGCATTTTCATTATATTGTACATCAAACCTAGACATATTTTCAAGGTCATCATATGGGTCTTTTCTGGCTCTACATTTTTTAGTATCACAATCAAATGCAAGCTCATTGGCATACATAGTAACCATAAAAGCATCGGCTAGGTTAGGACTCTTAGCTCCTCGAGACTTCATTTTTATTTTAGATTCAATCTTAATTTTGCCGTTTGTATCATCATCGGTTTCACGTCTCATAACCAGCAACTCATTGTAGAATTGTCTGTATAATCTTATCTTGGAGGGTATTGAAATGGTGTTATTTTCAAAGCCCATACGAACACGCCACCAGAGTTCATCTCTTAATCTTTTGTAACGCTGGGAACGTGCTTTGGTGGAAACGTCTACGGCTCTAACTCGTCCGGGTAATCTTCGTTTTACCACGTCATAAACCCCTGCGCCATTGCCGATGGAGTCTATATAAACCATATCACATTCCCATTCAGAGAAAATTTGAACAATCTCATCGGAAAGTTCGTTGGTGTCCAACTTTCTAAATTCTATTAAATCTAAAATCTTGCCACCGTCTCTGATTACTATACCTGCGGGGTCTCCACCTTGGCGGGACGGGTCAACACCCATTATCCTTGGGGTCTTATCATCGGGGGTAATATCTCTGTCAACGGCAGCATCAAGCCATTGCTGGGGAATAAGGGTACCTTCGGTCTGTTCGGGAGGAATACCTAAAACGTTTA